TAATGCGCACGCCCTGCGGCTTGGCCATGATGCCGCCGTAGTAGTCGTTCATGCCGTGGGCGCGGCAGCCGTTGGGCGTGTCGAAACCCTTGTCGCAGCGCGTGGGATCGCCATCGGGAAAGTTGATCAGATCGAGCGCGCCTTGCGAAGCGAACGGGCACGCCGCCGAGTTGAACGGCTTCCAGCAGGTGCGGGAGATCTTGCGCGTGGGATAGGGCAGATTGAGCTCGTAGAGACCGTCGGCTGCGGTGACCCGGAACTCTGGGCCCGAGTCGCAGGTCCAGTTGACGATGTTGCCCTTCCAGAGGTCGAGCGTGATGCCGGTGCCCACGTGGAACAGGCTGAAGGCGATCTCGGCACGGAAGAGGTCGACGTCATTCGCCAGATCGCGCATCACACGGTCGGCGTTGCCGAAGGTGAACTGGGCCTCGTCGGACTCGTTGCCGATGGATTGCGAGATGCCGTCGAACTCGACGAGGCGAGCCTGGTAAAGCTGGCCGCCGATGGTGCAGCGGCGGTCGGAGATATAAATCGCCGGGTAGCCGGGCTGAAGAGGCTGGATGCGAATGAGCGGAATGATCTCCTGGACCTGCGAGAGCAGCGCGGTCTGGAGCGCGGCGGGCGGGAAGCGGTGGACCGTCTGGTTCAGCGGATACGACGCGCTGGTCTGCGGAATTTCGATCAGCGTCACGCCAATCGAACAGGCCCAGTCGGCGACCATCTCCCAGGAGAGCGGTTCGTTGGCGAAGCGGCAGGTGACGGGCGTGGTCCCGGTGCCGCTGTCGTTGGGCGCATTGTAGGTAAAGGCGCCGTAGGGACCGTATTTCGACTCCCAGAAATTGCGTAGGGCGATGCGGTCGGCGTCGCGGAGCCACTGCTTGCGAATGGTGAAGCGCCGCGCGCCGGTGCCGAGGAGGATGCGCTGCTCCACTTTCCCATTGCCGCTTCCGAATTGGTGGACGACGACCTCATGGTCGCGACGCACGTCGAGCGGCCAGTCTGGCACGAGCGGAAACACGCCTGACGGCACGATCTCCGGGACCACGATGTTGCCGATGTAGTCAGGCATGACCTTCTCCCTTCTCCTGAGACATTGATTGCTGTCGCTCTTCCTCCCTTCAGATGGAGAAGATTGCTCGTATTAGGGAGGGGTTGTGCCGGTTAGGATACTGAGGATATGGAGGACACGCTGAGAACACTCCTAATCATAGGACCTCCTCCCAGCGAACAGGTAGGCAATACCTAACCCTAACGGGAAAGAGACGGTACCCTGATCACGAGGTCCAGAGGAGTTCCCGCGGTCACACGAATCACCCGTCGCGCTAAAACGCGCCCTAGTTTCGGGTGGTCGCTGATGACGATCGTATAAATGCCTGCGGGCAGACTGGTCAGAAGAAATCGGCCACCTTCGGTGATTACTCCGGAGGACCACGAATCCGTCTCCAGGGCGACCGCAACATTAGTCATCAGAACACCGTTCCCGTCGCGAACCTGGCCCCGGAGGCAATAAGCCCGCGCCCGTCGCATGATGATGTCGATTCCGGCTGCGTTTTTTCCTTTTGTGATCTCGACGGCGGTAGCGTGCTCCTTGGAGAGAGATGCCCGGTAAAACGTCGTTCGGAATTCAGTCAAGCTCGATCCGCAACAAGTGTCACACTCTGGCGATGCGGACGGCGGATGCGTCCTCGCGACCGCACGAACGATGTATTTTCCGGGAGGGAGTCCATGAATACAATACTCGCCCCCAGAACCCGCGACAGCCCCGGAAACTGGCACTTGTCTCCCAAGATCGTCGATGAACACAGATCCACGCAACGCGCTCACGGCGGCCGACGCAACCGGTACACCGCTTTCGTCGATTACCCGACCAGATATGCTGCAGCGTTCGGCCGCGGATATTCCTGTCGGGAACGTGATCAGGACAGCGAACACTGCCCCTAACGTGGTGGTCCCAGTAGGCCAGATCCCTCGATCACAGCCAAACCAACCGACTTGTCTCATTCCACATCTCCATCTGCCGCCCCGTAATCAGACGGTGCGTTTGACTGACACGACTGTTTGTCAGTAAACCACCAGACAAATTTCGGTCATCGTCGTGTGGCCTGGGAAGGCCGCGGTACCAACGGGGGACACCTCTGGCAGCGGTCGTATTCGAGGGTAACCTTCACCGCCCTTCCCTGTTGGTCAAGGGTTTCGATGCGGAGCGGGGCGACGTTCAACACGCAAAACGCCTTTTCGGCATTCGACGGTGGCTGGCAGTTTAGCCTCCAACTCATCGACGTCGCGCTCATCAGCAACAAGTCGCTGAGAGCCTCACGTGCCGGAACTTGGGAGTTCGTTCCCCAATTCACGGTGCTTGCGAACTGCGTGCCCGAGAACAACCGATCGAAACCCATGCCCAAGATTGGAGTATTGGCCTCCACCTTGAAGCCCAACCTCGCGGTCAGTGCCTCCGCAAGTGCCACGACATGACCAAACCCGGTTCTCCTTTCAGTCGGAACCGAAACGAGTTCGTCGAGGACAGTTCTCGACTGCCCAGAGAGTGCGACGATAGACTGCGGCCTCTTCTCCGGAACAAAGGCGAACCCCAATGAGGTCTCGATGACCTGATATTGCAGGTCTCGGTTATCTCGATTGAACGCGACCAACACGCCGCCGAGATAGCTTACATCTTGGTTTCGATCTCGATTTGGGAAAGCCGCAACCTGAACTTCGACTGATCTGGACCTTGGGCCCGACCCTGTGGTAGACAGGTCGCTAGCCATCCAGACCGGTTCCTCATAGCTGATAGGCCTAGCCCACACAGCCTCAAGTCGATCTGCAAGCTCTCCGAGGGGCCGCGGCCCCGTGATTCTCTGCGTCTGGGCGAAGCTCAGTGCGACGAATGAGAGCAGGAGGAAACAACGTGCGTTCCACATATTGAATGTTCCTCAGTATTTGTTGGCAGAGGCATTGCCCCTCGTCACGGTTAGTCCGAACGAATTAATGTATATCTGCAGTCCGTGCGGCGTACCGTAGTATTGGGACTGCCCACCGCAACCATCTATATACATGTTCTGTTGATAGGTCATCCCGCATTGGAGCCCGGAACTTTGCATCCGGGATCTATAGTGATAGTAGGCCGAGGTATTCGTGTAGCCAATGTAGTCGTGCCCGTAGGTGTTCGTGAAGAACGACACAGGAGTTCCATAATCATTGCGCTGGGTGCCTACAGTCCAATATCCGTTACTGCTGACGAACATGGGCGAATATGGTGAGCCGGGATACCAACACGTATCGCCCTGCAACTCAATGTTGAATTCCCCAATTTGCCTATTATTGAAGTTGTTAAGCCCGGAAAAAAGATCTGCATTAAAGGCGGCTGCATAGGGATATAAAGAAGACCAACTGCCTACAGCCCAGCTTGACTCCCCTGTCGGGAATGCACACAAGCGATTGCTCTTCCGTCGGCTAATGTACCCGGATGCTGTTTGCTGTTGCGGCACCCGCTGTGCTGGTGGGCCCGGCGCGAAATAGTAAGGGTTCGTATCATAGTAAATTTGCCCCTGTGCGCCCATAAGAAACGTGCTAAATGCATCCCAATAGTAATAGCAATCGTAGTAGCAGTAATAGTCGAATTGATAAACGTAGTAGGTGGCAGTAACAGTGTGAGTACTAATGAGTTCCAGGTCGACGGTCCCCGTTCCTACGTTAGTGTTGCACGTCGCAACAGCGTCCGAATTGTATCCATAACCATTGGTTTGGCAAGTGATCTGGAACGGACCGCCGTTTTGGGACACATTGAGCTGACTGTAGACATACACATCATAGTAATAGTAGGTCGAATAATCTGACCATGTTGTCGCGTACGTTGACACATCGCCAGTGGAGGTATTAAACTGGAGATCAGAGTAGAAACCAATCGACTGTGCGTTCGCAATGCCTAACCAGCTGAGCGAACTCAGGATTAAAAAGAGTGGAATTCGAAACATAGTGCACCTCTTGGCCCGAGGAGTTCATTCATTTGACCGGCCTCGTAGCTTCCACGACGCTGCGAGAAGCAACATGTCGGCGGACGTCGGCTGACAATAACGCCATTCGCCCTCGTCCGATCTGGCCTCCAAGACTATCAAGCCATTTACGAATGGCGGCGGTCTTTTGGGTCTGTAGTGCGAGCAATTCCGGTGGAGGCGGTGGAACAGACGAGGCACGATCAGTGCTTCCATATCTTGGTCGGAATTTGGTCTTCGTAGCCAGAATGATCTGGGCCGCACGTGCATCCAGGGATTCGAGTTCGGCCATGCAGGAGGACGCAACGGACCTAAACGCCTGATCGGCCTTATCGTCAAGGCCGAAGAGGTTCTTGTATCTGTTTTTGTAATCGGCGGATGGTACTCCCTTCTGTTCGAGAGCGGTGGCTCTTGCATCTGCCCATCGGACTTCCCGGAAGATGACTTCGAAGGCAGTCTCCTCAGCCAGTGGAGCCTGCGCCCGGATTAGTTGAGATTGGGCAAGAACCGAGGCCAGCAGAACGGCGATAAAGAAGAGTCCTTTGCTCATGCCTGACGCCTACCATACACAAGGCGCGACTGTCAAGCGAAGGATAAAGTTGAGGCCGTTGGTGGTGTGTTGCAGCTGGGTAGAGTGCCTGACGGGAGACTCTTGACCATCAGACCGCAGACCGGGTACTGCTCAAACGGGCGGTCGTCGGCCACCTGAAACAACTTGGCTGAGAATTGCATTCATGAAGACCTTCTGGTCGGAGTCCTCGAAGGCTTATGCCAAGTCGATCAGATCGATATTCACGTCCGTGTGGCCGAGCGACGCGGACTGGCTCCACTCGCCGGCGAAGCGCACGGTGTAGCGGCCCGCAACGGCCTGCCCGGTCGGATCGTGTGAGAACTTCGGGCTCGTTTCATACGGGTCATAGAAGTAGAACGGCTCGGTCGAACCCTTGCGGGCGTCGTAGAAATCGCGCAGTCCAGAGAGTTGGGCCGACGTCAGCCGCTTCGCCAACCGCCAGCGTTTGCGGCTGTTGCTTGCCTGAACGGAGCGCTGCGACTCGCCGTTGCGGTACTCGTTGTCGATGACCGGATATTCGCGCTCGTGGACGAAGGCGCGCGAGAGGCTTGCTGGCAGCACGGCAATCGGCGCTGCATTCTGTACCGAGCCTGGCATCAGGTGGTCACCAGGTCGATGAGTCTCTGGTCCGGCCGCGCGCCGACCTTGCTGGCGACGAAACGGGCATAGTTCGCCGGATGGTTTCCGTCCGCCGAGGGAGCGTAGACCCGGAACATCTCCTCCGCGGTCGGCGGCTTACCCCGTGTATACTTGCCATCGAGGTATTGGCCGACCAGCACGCGCAGGATGCGCCAGCCTTCCTCGATCGCTCGTCGGCTCATCTCCTCGCGGGAGGCGCCAGGAAACCGCTCAGATGCCCATGCGACGAAGTCCACGTAACCGCGATGAGTGGGATATGGCTTGCCGCGCGCGTCGCGCCACTGCCGGATATTGCCCGGATTTGCGTTTCGCTGGGCAAGCGTTGGCTTCGTAGCGGTGACGTAGAAACCCTCCATCTCAGCGATCGCCCGTGCGATCTTCTCAATCAGTTCCCGGCGGGTCATGAGTTGCCGTGGTTGTACGCGCGTCGTAATATGGTATTCGTATGATCCGTTCCTGCCGCCAGAAGGATGTGCAGTTGCTGCTGGATCGGAAGTTCAGCCGGAAGTTTCAAAGCATCGAAAAGGCGGCTCGGATCCGATTAGAACTCTTGGATGCGGCTACGTCTCTCCGGGATCTCGAGTTGCCTGGCCTCCGGATGGAAGCACTCAAAGGTGACCGGAAAGGCCAGCACAGTATCCGAATCAACGACCAATTCCGGATCTGCTTTGAATGGCGGGACGGAGACGCTCACAACCTCGAAATTGTCGATTACCACTGAAAGGAGGCTCCAACATGGCAACGAAACAGCCGAAGCGCTTGCCACCGATCCATCCCGGGGAGGTTCTACAGGACCTGCTGAACGAGGCCGGCCTGACTGCGAATGCCCTCGCTACGGCGCTGCGCGTGCCGGCCAACCGGATCGGCGGAATCATTAAGGGCCAGCGAGGCATCACCGCTGACACGGCGCTGCGGTTGGCGCGCTACTTCGGCACCTCGGCCCAGATGTGGGTCAACCTTCAGGCGAAGTACGATCTGGCAGCCGCCGAGGATGCACTGGCCCGCCGAATCGAGCGCGAAGTCCTGCCACGCAACGCTGCTTGAGTCCTAAGACAGAATCAATCCCGGGCTGAGTTGCAGCCCGGTCATTTCCCGGCGGCCGGCGCTGGCCTTGGTCGCCGTCATCGCTGCCGATTGGACGGCACGCGGGTTTTCAACCACCACGCGCACCGTCTCCTTCTCGAAGAACTCCTTCGCTCCCGGCACGGTGATGTTGATCACCGTGGGCCCCGCCGCCGATGACGGCGCGCCGCTGCCGATACGGTCCAGCGTCAGGCCTCCGGAACTCGACTGGAAGAGGCTCCCGCCTTGCTGGAGGAGTGACACGGGGCGCACAGTGGCCGGGAGCCCCGAAGTACTCTGGCCAGTCGACAGCGCGTACAATTCGACCAGGTCGCGGATCTGCTGGCTGCGGATGGCCGCCTCCAGATTGCCGCCAAAGCCTTGTTTGGCGATGTCGACAATCTGTCTCAGCACGCCCTTGTCGCGGATATCGATTCCATAGGTGGCCTTGATCTTCTCGCGGGCCTTCTCCTGCGCGCCCTTGACGAACAGCCGCACCAGTCCGGTGACCGCGCCGACCCCTGCGCCGATCGCCGCGCCGAGAGGACCGCCATACTTGAAGCCGATCATCGCGCCGCCGGCGGTGGTCAGGGCGAGGCCGGAGACGCCGCCGCGCTGGAGGCCCATCATCGCTAGCGTCGCGCCACCGAGCAGCGCGGCATTGGACCGGCCAAGCGCTGAGAGCTTCTGGCCCATGGTCGCCGCTTCCCAGGTCACCGCCTTACCCGGCGCATACTGGACGCCGCCGCCGAAGCCAAGAAAATCCTTCCAGCCGCCGAGCGGGCCGCTCCAGCCGCTGCCACTACTCGAAGGGATGAAGGGCGGCGTGCCCCACCCTCCTCCCGCGCCGCCGGGAATGGGACCACCCCCACTGCCTCCTCCGAAGACCGGCGCCGCGCCGATACCGAGCAGTCCACCAAGCCTGCCGAGCGTGCTCCCGCCGGAGGCGCCTCCACCAGCCAGTGAGGCTCGCTGTCCAGTAAAGAGCTGCATCAGCATCGCGGCAACGCGCGAGCTGACCACGTCCTTGATGGCGGTCAAGAGAGCGGTCTTGAGCGAATTGCCGATGGCAGACCAGATGGACTGCGACTTGGTGAGCAGCGCGTCGAAGACGCCTTCGGCTTGGCGCTTAAAGGAATCGAAGATCCGCTGGTTGTGATCGCGCACCAACTGCGCCTGGCGGATTGCCGCCGTCTCGCGTGCGCCCTGCATAGCGGCATCCGTGGCTTCCTGCTGGAACCGCCGGATCTCATCCCGTTGCGCGGTGAGTTCGACGATCCTCGCCTGGATCTCGTCGGCCCGGTAGCCGAGCCGCTTGAGTTGCGCCTCTTCCTCGATGACCATCCGCGAGGTTTCGAGATCAAACAGCCGCATGCGGATCTCGTGGACCCGGGTGAGGTATTCAATCTCGATCGCCGCTTTGCGCTGCTCGACAGCGACCTTCTGCTCCAAAGTCTGCGCGTTCGTGGCGTCGAGCGCCCGCAATTGGGCCTCGCGCGCGATTCCGGCTCGCTGCTCCTCAATCCCGAGCATCTGCTCCAGGTGATCCAGGTTCCGCTTGGAGATCTCCTCGTTATAGGCCAGCTTTTGCGCGAAGAGATGCGACTCGATCTCCAGCCGCCGGCGCGCGGCTTCTTCTTCCGCAGCCAGATACTCGGCGAGGTTCTTGCGGTTGGTCTCCTGGACCTCCTTCTGCCAGTTGGCCAGGCGCTCGCGCAACTCGCCGATGACGTTCTCCCACGCCTGGCGGGTGAGTGCGATCCGCTGCTCGTTGCCGCGCTCATCAACGAACGTGGTCCACTTGCGGATCTGCTCCTGGACCTCGGCCACGTCCCGCGCGAAACCCGTCAGTCCGCGCCGACGCGCTTCTTCGAGCGCCCGCGCGCGCTCGCGCTCCACTTCCAACTGACGCTTCCGAATCTCGACCGCGCGTTTCAGCGCTTCGAGGTCCGGCCCCGATGACGACTTGATACGGAGTTTGGGACCCTCGTAGATGGGCGGCTCCCACTCACCGGGCAGCCAGCGCTTCTCTCCAAGTACGCCACGGATCTGCTCATCGGTCATCCCCTGCTTGCGCAGCGCGTCCACGCTGGTCTTGCCGCTCAGCAGATCGTCGCGCAGCGCCTTCCGCTGCATCTCGTCGAATCGGGCCTGAAGCTGATCCTGGGTGTCCTTCCACTGCGAGTAGATGGCGAAGCCCGCGCCCACCACGCCCACCGCGAGCAGGGCGTAGGGGTTGATGCTCGCGAGTTGGAGCGCGGCGATCGACTTCGCGAGCGCCATGATCTTGTCGGCCAGGGCGTAGGTGGCCAGTACGCCAGAAACCCACAGCGCCACCTCGCCGAACTTCTTGAGCAGATCGGTGTTCTCCCGGAGCCAGCCGACCAGACCGCGCAGGTTGCCAATCAGCGCCTTGAAGTCATCCTGGAACTTGGCTCCGATGTCTTCGCGCAGGTTGTTGAACTCGCGCCGCAGCGCGCCGAGTTGTCCCTCGACCGTGTGGGAGGCTGCCGCGTGCGCGCCCTGGATCTTCGCGCCTTCGCGAATTACCGCGTTATAGCGGAGTTGCTTCTCCTCGGTCTCGGTCAGGGCGCGTCCGAGTTGAAGCTGTGCGATCTGCGCTTCCTTCTGAAAGTCGACGAACAGCCCCAGCGTGCGAAGGCCGCGCGAGGCGCCCGACTCGATGGCCATCACGATGGATTCAAGCGCCTCGCCGGCAGCGACGTTCTGGACGGCTGCCGCGTCCTTGGCCAGTTTCGCTAAACCTTGCGCCTTGGATAGCTCCAGATCGGCCACGATCAGCCGCTGAACGGCGTGCGCGGCTTCGGTGTAATCGAAGCCGATCTCTTCGATGGCAGTGACCTGCCTGGCGGCCGCAGCCGCTCCCACGCCGTGAGCGTTGGCCAGCGCCTTGAGCGAGGCCTCGGCTTTAGCATTCTCAGCGGCCATCATCACCGAGCCAACAGTGAACTCCTTGGCCCACGCGAGCGCGCTCTTGATGGCGTCAGCGAGCAGGTTCCCGGCGGTTGCGCCCTTCACCATGGCGGCCGTCATGCCGTCGATTCCCTGCGCCGCGCCCCGGGCGGTTTTCACCGCCGAAGCCTCCATGCTGGACAGGCTCGCGTTGACGCTCTTGATGGACGCATTGGCCCTGTTGGTGTCGACTTCAACGACGAGTTCGAGCCTGTTATCGGCCGGCATGAAGACGTGTAGGAATTGCTACGCTGAGCACTGGATGAGGCTACCGAACGGGGAGCGGGCCATTGTCGATATTCAGAAACTGACGGCCTACTGCTTAAACCTTCAACATACCCGAGGGCGTCACAAGGCGCGCGTCTTTGCCTCACTCGGCATCACGGAAGGGGACGCGGAAGCGCTGCGCGAGGCGTTGATCGACGCGGCCCGGAATGGCGAGGCGTTGCCCGGCCCGTCGACCCCTTATGGGCGTCGCTTTACCATTGATTTCGAGTTCCAGCGGGGTGACCGAAAAGTACCCATCCGCAGCGCCTGGATCGTTCGCGACGGTGAGGACTTGCCGAGGTTGACGACTTGTTATGTACTGTAGGGAGAAGCAGACTATGCCGGAAATCGATCTGCATTCCGTTGTTGCCCTTCTGGAGGACCTCCCGGAACACGGTCTGGTCCGCGGCCAGGTCGGGACCGTTGTGGAGAGTTGGGCGCCCGGAGTGTATGAAGTCGAGTTCAGTGATGATCAAGGGCGCACATACGCGATGGTTGCCCTGAAGGCGGAACAACTCATGCGCCTTCACCACGAACCGGTTCACCAGGCAGCTTAGGGCCGACTCGCGTTCAGCCTTTCCCGGTCGAGTCTCTCCTGCTGTTCCTCGAGTGCCACCAGCGCCAAGAACTCATCCACCCGGATCTCGTCGAGGTCCATTCGGACACCGAGCTTCAGGGCGATCCGAAGGTCGAGCGCGCGCCGCAGCAACAGACCAGCCTCGGAGGACTGCGCGGCATCCAGTCTGTCGAGTGGGCATTGGTCGCAGCGGCCGCCATCGTCGGGGGCATCCGGGCAGAGGCCAGGGTCGCAGAGTTCCTCTCGCCGCAGCGTCCAGTGAATCAGGAACCGCAGGGAGGGCCGCTCAGGCCACTCCCCATTGGTCAGTTTGGGTTGCCAGACTCCTGAAAAGCGCCGTCGAGAGCGTCGATCGCGGCTTTGACGGCCACGGCCTGGTGGATGATGGGCACGTCACCCGTGTACCCTTCAGAGGATTCGAGCAGCTTCTTGAAGAGCGCACCCGCCGGGGCCAGGTTGATGATCAACTCCTGTCGGTTGTAAGGCAGATCGAGCACCCGCGCGAAGCCACGCCGGTATTCGAAGACGTCTTTGGCCGAGGGCATCTTCAGGATGTGCGACACCGTGCCGCCGAGAACACGCAGCGTCACCCGGAAGGCATCACCAACTTGCTCGACGTCATCGACATCGGCCTGGCTCAACTGCTCGATGATGCGGCTGGCCTCGAAGGCATCGACTTCGGGCGCATTCTCCTCGGGCAGGCGGATCTTGGCAAGCAGCGCGGCGTCGGCTTCCGCCGAGTCGGGGATCGTCGTTTCGGACACCCCGCGCCCCAGTTGCTTCACGATGACCTTGCGCTTCTTCTGGCGGTCGATCCACTCCTCGTCGGTCGGGAAGCGAACGCGGATCGGCTTCACGCCATCGGGCGTGCGCAGGTGGATGGTGATGGGTTGCTTTGCGTCAAGCATGAGAGTCCTCTCTATTGACAGATCCCGTCCACGCTGCATTTGACCACGGCCGAGACGATGCCGTTGGTTTCATCCCACATCGGCAGGCACTCGACCGACACGGTGACGATGCCGTCCGTCTCGCCGACCTCGGCCGAGGCGAAGGACACCTTGTGCCACGTGATCTCGAGCGAGTTGTTCGCGTCATACGTGAGCGCCAGCACCGCTGTGCCCGTGGTCTGGCTCTTGAGCTTCGTCAGTTCCGTGGACCCGTTCTCGAAGCGGGCGACGAAGCGCAGCGACCCCTGGCGGTTGCCGAACTCTAGCCGGCCGCGGATGGCGCCGCTTGCACCGTCTCCAGGCGTCTGAAAGCCCGACCCGGGAAAGAAGCCGCCGTCCAGCCGGACGTTGTTCTTCCAGGACGTCTCCAGCGAAACGATGTTCTTGTTCGAGACGTAGTTGACGCCGTTGATCGAGAGCGCCAGCGACGCCGACGGCAGGAGCTTTTCGACCGTCGCCGCCGGCATGGAGATGCCCGATGGTTCCGTGGTCTTGCCCGAGCCCACGAACTCGACGGTGATCTTCGAGTTCGCGCGGCCCGGCCCCGAGCCGATCGAGATGGTCCAGCCTTCGACCACGCAGCCGACGGCCATCCGGTCGAGGACCACGCCGGCGCCCGGGCGAATCTGCTCGACGAAAGAGAAGTAGGGCAACTCGGCCGAGTCGCCGTTCGCCGGCATCAGCGGCGTGCAGGTGTAGGTGAAATTCGGGGTGGTGCCGGACTTGACCACCTTGCCCAGGCCGAACGCCATCGCCCAGGCGCCGATCTCCGCGCCAAGGTATTTCTCGAGTGTTCCGTTCACGTCCCAGGAGGTCTGGAAGGACTGCGTCGGAAACTCGTGGCCCTTGCCGAACTCCTCGGCGTCGTTTTCTGTGTTGAGCTTCGGGTTGGCGAGCGCGGCATTCAGCTTCCGCAACTGCCACATCTGTACGCCGGTGTTGGGCGTAGAGATGTCGGCCTGCTTCTGCTTACCGAAGCAGATCTGGATTTCCTGCATCCGCGTGACGGACATCAGGCGTTACCTCCTCATCTTCGAGTTCGATCACTTGCCAGTAGCCACGGACCATCAAGGGGACCAGAATCTCCGGCCGCGCCTCGACGTGCCGCACCTCACCGTCAGGCGAGATCAGAACCACTTGCTCAGTCATCACCTATCTCCATAAAGCCGAGCGGCACCTCGAAATAGTCGAGCCCCTCAGCGTCCGTCTGCCTCTGGATCAGCGGCAGGTCCATCGGGTGGCAGGATGCGTGCACTGTGGCGTTGAGCAGCGGCACACCCGCCGACACCGGCACACCCTTGGTGATGAGCCGGAACAGCCGGTAGTACGCAGTGGGCGGATCTCCGTCAAAGGTCTCGCGGGCCCGCAGATAGAGCGTGACCTGGTGCCGCCAGACATCGACGCCGCCGAAGCTCGAGGGCTGCGTACCCTGCCAGGCGGCCATAATCCCAGGAGCCGGCATGTCGTGGATCGCCGCCGCGAGGCTCGCGCGCTTCGGATATTGATCGTGGTAGGCGAAGATCCGCTGCTCATCGCCGCCCATCTCGGCGACGAGTTCCGGGATGTCGCGCAGCAGTGCGACCAGGTTGTCGACGAGTTCCGCCGGATTGATCATCGCTGCTTCCCTCCCAGGCCGCGTTCGAGGAGCAGACGGGGCTTCATGGCGTCCAGCATCTTGCGGGCCGCCTCCACGACCGCCGCCTTATTCTTGGGCGAAAACACCATCCAGGCTTCGCGCTTCTGGTTGGCCCAGGCCTTGATCCGGTCCTTGCGGGTCGAGACGTTCGCCTTGGCCCGGTTCTCGCTGACCGTGCGGACCTGGAAGTTGCGCAGCAGGTCGCCCGAGAAGGTCAGATTCCGGCGGTTGCCCTTGCCCTTTCGAGTCTTGAAGATCGCGTAGCGCTTGGTGAGCGGCTTGGCCGCGGCATCCTCCGGGCCCTGCGCGGCGGCCAGGCGCGCTTTTACCGCTGCGACGCCCGCCGCGCCCAGTTCATACATCTGCCGCTGGCGGAAGTTGAGCAGGTCGAGCCGCAGTTGCTTCTTCTGGTAGACACGGACGCTGGGCATCGATCGCCTCCGAGAACTTGTGCGCAATTGCCCACAAGTCGCCAACCTCCGCCGGATCTGGCGGAAGTCCGACTTCCGGAAGATTTTCGGGAAGTCAGCCAGCCTTGCGGAGCCGGAGTACTGCGGCGCCCTCGGCGTCGGCCTCGATGTCGAAAACCTTGTAGCGGACGCCTTCGATTTCGGCCTCGTCGCCGCGCACGGGCGCCGCGGGCAATCCGGCGAGCTGCACGAATAGCACCGCATAGACGCCCGGCGAGGCGTCTTCGGCTTCCCGCGCCGGCTGAAACACCGCGCGGACGGCGGCCTGCCCGCCAGCCTCGGGAAGGTAGAGAATCTCCCGCCCGAAGACCCGCAGGCAGGCATCGTCCATCCGACTCACTTGGACCGCAAACGTCATCAGGAGATGAATGCCCCGTTCAGCCGGACCCGGCCGGTGGCGTCGCCGTCGGCCGCCGCCCTCACAGCGACGCCGATCAGTTTGTTGCTGGTCGCGGTCTTGGTGATTACCTTCGTCGTGTTGTTCCAGTAGATCAAGGCACCCTGCGACCAGCCGGTGCTCGCGCCGGCCTCTCGGGTCAGATCGAAGACGCCCGCCACCTGGAACTCGCCTTCCTCGCCGCTCGCCACATCGGTTGCGGCCACGCCGAAGATGGAGCCCACCAGTGCGCCGCCGCCCGAACTCACCGCATACGGCGCGGTGAGCGTCAGCGTTTCACCGTTCTGCACGTAGTTCCTCATGTTCAATCCTCCTAAGCACCCACATTCTTTTGGAGCCCGCGCCAGTCAATCGCCTTGGCCCCGAAGTCGAGCCGCGCTTTGATCTCCACCCCATCGACGTCGAAGCCTTGGCGCGTCTCGATGTACACGCCGTCCTGGCCCTCGAGGTAGGCGTATTCGATCGTGTCGATCTGATCCGGCGAGGCGAACAGATACCAGGCCGTCGTGCTCGCCGCATCCAACCGTGGCTCGGCAATCGGCGTCAGAGCCCGGATGTAATCCGGCACGAGATCGGCCGATTTCGCCGGGGCCAGGTTCGGCGCGATCATCTGGAAGGCCGCCAATTGCAGCGCCACCGGCACCACCAGATAGCGCGGCTGCACGTTCAGCACGGTGATGCCATCGAGTCCCTTCTGTTTGGCCATCGCAGCCATGGCCGCGCCCAGGCCCGTCAGGGCCAGCGCGCTGCCTGCGCCCGTGTTGAGATTCGCGTGGTTCGCATGAAACAGCGCCACGCCGTCACCCATCGCCGGGTTCGAGGTGATGATGCCCCACACCGTATCGCTTTCCAGTGTCGCCGCCGCCACGCCGAAACCGGCGGGGATGCGCGTGAAGGCGCTCAGATCGTCGTTGATGATCGTCTGGCGGGTGATCGAGACGATGCGGCCATAGGTGGCGAGCTTGTAGGTCTCCTTCGATTCGGCGATCGAGCCGTGGGTGAACTCGCCCTTCTCGTTGACCTTCATCAAGCTCGGCGCTTCGCCCAACTGCACGGCGTTGATGTTCTTGAAGTCCACGGCCGAGCGCCGGCGCGAGAACGGCAGGAAGGTGCGCGGGTAGGCTTCATAGGCCTGCCGCAAGGTCTTGTTGGCTACGTCGGCAAGGATCGACGGGAAGTCGGAGGTCGACAGGGCGAGTTTGGCGATCTCGTGGCGCGGCAGCCGCTTGGTGCGCGTGCCGGCGGTTTCGAGGCACTCCTTCGCCAGATCGAGCAGCGTCTGCCCGGCCCAGTCGCGCCCGAGATCGTCCTTCAGGGGGAAGACCGCTGGATCGTAACGGTGCAACAGCGCCGCCATGATCCCGGCGCGGCGGGTCTCGGTCTGATCGCGCGTGACCACCGCAGCCGCGCTGCGGATCGTCGGCTCCTCGCCCCGCGTGGCCGCATCATCGAGTGCCACTTTGCGGAACTCTTAAT